AATTTAAAACCAGCATGGTCGCATCTTATTCTATAGTGAAAATATAATTCAACAATAGTATTTGTACGATATGCGGATAATTCCCATGCTTTGTGTTTGAAAATAATTTTGTGTTTAGACCAAAGATACTCCCAACGATCACTGTATGGGTTATCAAGTTTGAAATGAAAATTAATCATACTACCTCCACCACACGATATTGACTATGTGGATAGTTCTCAATAAGCCACTCAATCATACCTTCTTCATAAGGAAGAAATACACTATTGAATTTGTTAGTGATATATTTACGCATAATTAATCCTTTGTCAATTCGGCAACCAATAAGAAATGTTCGTAGGCTTTCTTTACAGCAGGGTTAGTCATCAACTTGTCTGCTTCTACTTGCATAGCACGAACACCTGCTTCGGCAATGTCGTGAATGCTGGCACCATTCAAGGTGCAAAGTTCATCACCAAACTCCTTGGCTAGTTTTTTCCAGGCTCGTTGTTGCCCCGGTGTAATTGGTGTGCGGACCGGGCGCATTTCACTGGCCTTGTTCAGAGCCTTGCAAATTTTATCTTCAGCCACACGCCCAGCTGCAATCATAGGAGCATAGGCAGGATCAATGTTGTATCTACGACTCTGCCCACCTGGATAGCACATGACAATGTGAGTACCTTTAGAAAAACTATCTAGGTAGTCACTATCGTATTCGGCAACAGGTACGTATTTACGTCCTACTTTTTCGTAGTAAATCTTTTTCATATCATATTTTAAATACTTCCGGGTTATCTTCTACTAATGCAATAAGTGCATGAGTTTGAAACTTAACCTGTTCTTCTGTCATTTTTAGATTGTAAGCATGATCTAGTATATGCAATACTTCATGCCACAATGCAATCTTTTTAGTTTGTTCGGTAAATTGATTACCAATCCAAATCTCTTGATCATTGAATCGTGCAAGACCAATTGTGCCTTGCATTTCTTCTGGTGTCTTATACAAGACCTCGTATGTTAATCCACAAATTTTTAATTTCATTCTTTTACTCCAAATAATTCTTTAATCAAATCAGAAGCCTTATAAGGCTCTGCTGTATCAGCTACGTTAGCACATTGCTTAACAATCAGTGCTGCAAAATTGTTTGCAAACTCTTTAGTACTTTGACCAGTCATTTGACGTTGTGCCTCTATCCACATGTCTCCAATTAATTTTTCATTCATTTTAATACGCCTACATAAGGACTGTTGAGCCATTTTGCATAGGTCTCTGCGTTGTCTGCAATTTTTTGCAGTTCATACTTCCCGCAAAATTTTAATAAGTGTAGACCTACTTGAGGAATAGCAGTTGTACGAACACCTTCACGAATATTTGTATCTACTGATAGTTTAACGTCATCGGGCTGTGCTGTCAAATCTATGAGTACCCGATTACGTTCGTATGCGTCACGCACACGGACCTCTTGGCCCTCGTGGTTTGTATAACGTTGCAACATCATGTTGTTCCACAGGTATCCACGTTTTTCGCGGTCAGCGTAAGCCTCAATCAATCCAGCTTTCTTACTAGAACCTTTTTCACGTACTCCGGGAAAAGCACTGAATACATTGTCAGTCGCATCACCGCGCATGGTCTTCTTGAATAGGATATATTGTGGATCCTCTAATAGTTTGGGCTCTTTAGTTTTCTTATCTTTTACTGGGCGACCTTTATCATCAAAATAGCCCTCAAGCGTAATCAATTCACCAGTGACACCCGAATATTGTTTTACACGGGGAGAAATTAATTGGTAAAAATCGCTGTCTGTTGAAATTATAAAATGTTCATCTTCTGGATGCAAATGAATCCAGCGGGCAATGAGATCATCAGCCTCAGCCTTAGGATCACGCAGGACACTACAGTTTGTGCGGTCTTTGAGATAGGTGCAAAATGCATCATACGTTTGCCAAAACATGGTGTTTTCTTCAACCTCTGCCTCTGTTTGAGACATTGTATCTACTACACGATTAGCTTTGTAAGGCTTATAAAAGTCCTTTCTCCACGACCTACCTTCTAAGCAAAACACTACATGATCAATTCCAAAACGTTTAACAATTTGATTAGTACTTGCTAATGTAAGATGAATTGCCATTCCGATTTTCTCGTCAACTGTGCTACTGCGTGAGGCCACATGCCGTGCGCGGAAGAACGTATTTGCAGTATCTATGAGGGCATATTTTTTTGTCATGTGTGTATTATATACTGGTATTTAATATAAGTCAACTTATAAGGAACTAATTGCACTTGCAAAGTTAGTATTGGGTAATTGCATCAATGCATCTACTACATTGGTTTGTTTTCCCAAACGATTAACATAAACATAGCTACCTCTAGAACCAGTTACGATTCCCTTTCCTCCCAAATGATCCTGATAAATAATTTCCACAACTGCTAACAATGCGTTATCTTGACCTGAAGGTTTCCAATTATCATTAGTCAATGCTTCCATTTTAGCCATAGCTTTTATAGTAGCAGCTTTAGCACCTTCCATAGATCCGAATACTTTGTCAATGATATAGTGATAGTCATTCATCTGAGTTTTAGTAATATTAGGCAACTGGTCAAAGATATTACCATAAAAACCAAACATACCTGAACTTCTTTTGTCTTGAGGCCAATGTTTGTAATTCTCTCCTAGAATATATTTCAGTCTATCAATATTTTTATGTCCAGCAACTGCTCCTACATGTGTCAGAGATTCTTTAATTTTAACATCTTTGTGCTTTTTAGGAAGTAATACACTATGACCCTCATTCATACACGCTAATACTTGTTCAAGTGCCAACCTATCTTCGGGTTTAGCATTTTGCGGAAATAACCGTGCAATTGCACTCTTGCATCTTATATGCTCAATTTCATCCCATTTTAATTGAGTACCGCCGTTAAGTTCGATTGATATACGTAATGGAAAACTCGCATCGTCAGTAGTCCATACCATAGACGGTATAGGAAAATCTCTCCAATCTTCTGGGTCCCAACCTTTTACATTTCCCGCCCGTATATTAACATATAACGCTAGCAAATGATGAAACCCATCTACAGTAATCAAATGATTAAGCCAACTATGTTGTACAGCATAAACCACTGTAAAGGAACTGAATCTAAAATGTTGTGCAATATTAAGTATATTTTTATTATCAACTAATCGTTGCACTAATTCAAGCCATTTATGATCACCTAATTTAGTGACACATGCTTTACCCATATTTATTGGGTCAAAGTTAGGATCATTATTAGCAACATTATTTGCTTTATTGGTTTTTAAAGCATTCTTTAATGCAGTGTTTTTTAATAATTCATCACCTTTATCAGAGATACTAAAACTCTTAAATTCATTAATCAATTTAGTAAATACGTTTTCAATCTTACTCCAAGTAGATTGACCTACACGTGGTTTAAATATGCGGTTCTTTTGTGCCATTATATTTCCTTTCACTTAGTTTTACGGTTAAAATTTTGTCTAGCTTTATTAATTAACATCTTTTGAAAAGTTTGAACCATTTCATTGATATCAACCTTTTGAGTTATCTTTGTTAAATTCTTTGGTCCTGATATTTCAATGATATGATTAGATGCAACTACAATATCAATTTGATTACCTTTTTGTATTGTATTGTGAATTGCAATATTTTTTGGAATTATAAATGCTCCGTCTTTCATTATAACTAAAATAACATCACAAATTTCATCGGGTTTTATTTTACGCTTGGATCGTAAACTACATAATTTTACTGCAAAATTATCTTTTAGTTTACCGCGTCTATCATACATTGTATTGTTTAATAATGATTTACACTCTAGCGTAAGATTGAATCTATTCCATTTAAAATCTTTATGATTTTCTCCGACAAACTCAAGTTGGTCATCTTGTTCATCAACAATTGATTCTATCAAACTGCCGCGTAAAAAATTGTATTGATTTCCTTTAATCATACTAACATGATTTAAGGCAAAATCAATAATAAAGTCCCATTCAAATGATTTTAATTTTGCTATCACTTCGTCACTAATTACTTTAGTAGCCATTATCTCTCCGTAAGTTGTACTGATATCCGTATTCTATAGCAAAAACCATTTAATGTCAAATAGTAAACTCCACTTTAGTGACGTTCTTTGTCGTAAAACTACGCCATTCTTTCTTTTCTAAATCATATACTCGGATGCTAGTGGTTGATTCCTTGCGCGGTTGTTTACCTTCAGCTAATGGTTTTGCTTCAACTACTGGTAATAGTTCAGGTTTCAATGTGCAATTCATTACACGCACTGTACCATCTACCTTAGTAAAAGTAACTGTAACACTCTCATTAATTTTGAGCATTCCAGTCAACCAGTTGGTAAACTTATTCCATTCATTATCTCCCCAATCTTTCGTTGGTTGATAAGGTTTATCTAGTACATCAATCGTTTCCATTTTGTTCTTCCCATGTAGTAAAAAAGTTTTTCATTTTTAGTTCTTTTTCCCACTCATCGGCGTAATCATTGTCTACATCACACAAGGCAAGTGCTTCTTTCTTAGTCACTACACGATGGCTAACAATCTGTTCACCAAGATGTTCCTGACTAAACTCTTTTGCTTCGCCCATTGTTACAGTATCCAATGCCCATTCAGCCTTATCATTACCATAGTCATCAATGCCAACTGGTACTTCAACCATGTAACGAGTACGGAAAGTACTGACTGCTTCAACCAACACCCATTGCTTCTCCTCGGATGCTTTCTTTCTAATACTAAATGATCCGTCTTTATTATCTTTCCACTTCAGTATATCACCAATTTCAAATCCTTGCGATTTCATCAGATCATCTGGAAGTGGAAGAATCAAATCACCTGTCTCTGGATCTTCCTGTAATGTTGCGACCCAAGAGTTATCACCTGTCTTAACCCATCCAGGATCAAGATTACTTGGTTCAATTTTAGATTCAATTTTCTTTTTACCCATGATATTTCCTTAATTAATTAACATACGAACAAGACCAACACTATCAATAGTCACTAACAA